GCCGGCCTCGTTGGCCAGCGCGGTGCGGACGGTCTTCTGCCGCCACTGGACGCCGCGCAGCTCGCGCCGCGCCCAGATGTCCGCCCGGCCCTCCCGCGTGCGATGGTAGGCGGTGACGGTATCCGTAAACAAAGGCCCCATCAGAACGCCCCCATCAGCCCGGTGCCGGAGAGCCAGGCAAACGCCGCAGCACGAAGATTCGCCTCCAGCAGCTCCGGCGTTGATGCCTGGTAGCTCTCGGAGTATCCGTCGTTCGATACGCTTGTGATGCCCTGCCCCTGCGCCGTGGCCTCCGCTGCGTGCAGATAATCGACGAGCTGGCACTCGCACTCCCGCACGGCATCCGCTTTATATCCGGCAGCACCGGCGGCGCGCTGCCCGGTAAAGATATCGATCTTCCGGGCAGCGACGCGGCTCAATCGGGTAAACTCCTGCTCGGTCTGCACGGCGGTGTGGCTGCCGCTGTAATACTCCCACGTCGCGTAGCTCATACGCCGCCTCCGCCTTCTTACGCCTTGATCTCGGACGCTTTCAGCGTGATGTAGCCGACGCTCTTGACCTTGGAGGAGACGATCTCCGCAACCTCGATCACGTCGCCGGCAGCGCAGTCGGCGATCTCGGTCGTGCCGCTCGTGAGAGCCGTGCCGCCGTAGGCCGCGCCGAACACCGCGCGGGACGCGGGGTTCTTCGTGTATTTCAGCGTGCCGGACGCGCCGGTCACGGTGAGCTTCGTGCCGCCCGCGGTCGCGCCCTGCGCCGCGGTAACAGCCAGCGCGCCGGGCGAGTACACCGCGCGGATCGCCACGCTGCGCAGCACCTTGTGCGCGTAGACCAGACGGCCCTGCACGGCGGAAGCGCCGATATACCTGCCGCTGCCGGAAAGATCCTGCAGATGCACCGGCACGGCGAACTCCTTGCAGCGGGTGGCAAAGCGGGGATGACCGGCGACCATGGCAAGGTTTGCCGTGGTGTCGTTCCACTCGAACACGAGGAAGCCCGCGATCTTGCCGAGCGCGCCGGTCTGCAGCACCGCGTCGCCGAGATCGGACGCATGGGTGAATTCCGGACACTTGAGCACGAGCGCGTAGGTATCCGGCGTGACGAGCAGATAGCGCTTGCCGTCGTTGGGGATGTTCGCCTTGCTCATGGCAGTGCGGATATCAACGATCGTCTCCCAGATGTTGTCCTTGCCGAGCTGGGCAACGTTGAGTGCCGTCGCCCCGGCGATCAGCACCGTGGCGCCGTCGCTGTCCATCTGCCCGGCCAGCGAATACCCGGCGCTGTCGAGACGATCCGCCACGAGATTGTCGGGTACACCGGCAGCGTCATAGCCGTCGATGATCTCGTTGACGCCCTTGTCCTTGTCGATGGTCATCGTCTCATAGGCCGTGCCGCCGGTGCCGGCGGTGATGCCGTTGGCCTTGTCGTAGTCGGAAACGGCAACCTCCGTGTCGCGCACGGGGATCTTGACGGCGCCCGCCTTGGGGCTGCCCTCATAGTCGTTGTTGAAGATGATGCCGTCCTTGAGCACAAGCTCCTGGCGAATCTTCGCCAGCACGAGAGAAGAATAGCGTTCCTGAAGGGTGTGAGTAGTATTGGTTCCGTCCATAGCCATAATTTGTTCCTCCTTAAAGTTTCATACCGGGATTCCGGCGAAGAAAAGCGGCCGTAACGCCGTCCGGCTCGCCGCCCGGATTGGGGTTGTCGATCTTCCCGCCGACGATGCCCTTCTGGCCCGTGGGCTGCGCGGCGAAAAGATACGCCTTGGACGACTGCAGGTCTTTCAGAGCCTCTTCCGTGCCCGTCACAATGCCTTTGTCGTCCACTTTGATCTTGCTCTTGTCGAGCAGCAGCAGCGCCGTGTCGGCGTCTACAAGGCCGAGCGCCGCGCCCTTGGCGCGTACGTCCGCGGCAATGAGAAGGCCGTTGGCGCGTTCAAGCTGCTTCGTGATCTCCGCCTGGGCGGCCTCCGGGATTTTGGCCTCCTTCTCCGCCTTGGCCCTGGCGAGAATGTCGGAGATCTCCGTTTCGGAAAGCCCGTACTGTTCCGAGAAGCTCTTGGCGACGCTGCGCTCGGTCCGCTGCTGGCGGGTCTCCAGCGCGGCGAGGAGCGCCGCTGCGATATCCTCCGCTTTCGGCGCAGCCGCCGGCGCGGGAGTGGGCGCGTTGTTCGGCGCCGGAGTCGGTACCGGCGCGGGAATGGGTTCTGCCATACTGTTTATCCTCCGTTTTCAGCCCGTCGGCTTGTATTCCGTTTATCGCCCGTCGGCGCAAATAAAAAGACGGCACGTCTCCGTGTCGTCTCCGATTTGTGAAATTGGGTGCGAAAAAACCACCGATCCGAAGATGGGTGGTTTAGTCGTACAGCGAATCAGCCCGCTTCTGTGATGACAAAGCGGTTATACTCTCGGATTGTCAAATCCAGCGGCTCAATCCCCTTTTCTTTGCAGTACTTCAGAAGTTCCCGGTAATTAACGTGCTGCTTAGGATTGGGTAAGAAAGCAACATACCCACCGGCACGCTCGGCAGCTTCATCAAGCTCTCGCATTTCCTGCCACTTGCGTTCGTCCATCGATCAAAGTCCTCGAAGCCCGCCGAAAATGCAACCCTCTGTTTCACACTCGATAGAAATAGAATTGCCAATTTCCTTGTAAAGAAGCCTTCTTCCGCATCGAGGACAGCGCACTTCCTTCTCCGGGTTATTAAGTTTGATACCGATGGCTTTGTACTCTTCTTCGGTCATCTTAATAGCCATAAATGATTCTCCTCGCTTTTTCGTCGTACTCGATCATTTGAAGAGCCTCTTTTGCTCTATCATACGCGTCAAGCATGAGCAAAGCTCGTTCCTCGTCTGTCAGATTAGGCGTTCGATCCGCGGCGTCATAACTTGCTCGGAACTCATCGCGCCAATCACCGATCTTATATTCAGAGGGGTGATTCAGGTAATGTCCATAATACTCATGGGCCAGAACGGCTCGGGAAGACATTCGATCTCGAGGACGCTTTGATGTCATATCCGGCAAGATATCTCCCCGGATATTGATTGTCATAATGTCTTCACGAAAACCTGTGCGAGTCCCGGAATTAAAACTAAGGATTTTTACAGGAATCTCAATAGACTCCGCTTCTTCAAGGATTTTCTCGATCTCCGCGTTTGTCAGAATATGCGTTGCCGGCTTTCTCAAGCCGTTCGCCATTTCTCTTTGGCTTATTATACCACGCGGCATCGGCGATTGCAATGCCGCCGGCGCTTTCGCCAGCTCTTTCTCTACCGCCGAACGCGCCCTCGCCGCCGCACTCCTATCATACCCGAAAACCTGCGTCCTTTCAAGTCTCGGACGCATATTTACCTGCGCGGAAAAGCGCTTGTACGCCGCCGTTTTCTCGTCGAGCCGGATCTTTGCCGCCGCCAGAGCGCCCTTGTCCCCCATCGCGTCCTGCGCGAGCGCGTCGCGCTTCATCGCCCGGATGCTGCGCTCCATTGCCCGCTGCCGCTGCGTCGCCTGGTAGTAGGTGTACGTCTTCCCGTCCGCCTCGAACGGCCCCGGCTCCGGCGGATGCTCGACCGGCTCGGAGATCCCCGGCCAGTACGGATAATGCGTGTGACGGCAGTTGTAGGAGTAGATGTGATCGGGGTTGGACGGCTCGCCGTACCCGCACACGCTGCGGAACTCGGCAAGGGAATACACTTTCCCCTGCCATACGGCATGACTGTCACGCGCGCCCCAGTGCGCCGACACCTGCACATACGCCACGCCGCTCTCTTCGATGTTCGCCTGCATGATCTCGCCGGAGAGCTGCGCCGAGGCCGTGAGCACGGCGTTCCGCACCGCGGTGTCGATCTGCCGCGTGACGCCGTTTTTATAATCGATATGCCGCAGACCGCTCTGCGTCAGCAGCCGCACGGCGTTGGCGCACGCCTGCTGATAGGATACCGTCCCGCTCACGGCCTGCGTCAGAGCGCTGTTCAGTGCCGCAGTGAACGCCCGCCGTGCCGGCACGCT